TGGTAGCCCTAGTGGTAAATTGTTTCAGGATAGTAAAGCTAAACTAGATAGTTTCGAGAAGATTATTTTATCGCTAGACAATGACAAGGACGAGAAGCTAAAGAAGAAAACGAATGAACTAGTACAGCGTATGTCTAGGATGTTCCCTAACAAAGTCTACGTTATGGATCATGGCAAGCACAAGGATGCTAATGATTTCCTACAAGCAGGGGATCAATCGGCTTATAAGAAGGCTTGGTGGGCAGCACGTAAGGTTAAGATAGAAAACCTTAATGTATCAACTGAGGATTATCTGGACTTGTACGAGGAGTCACCAGACTTTGAATACTTTGAGACTGGCATCCCTGACTTAGACAGTAAGATTCTAGGTATATGTAAGGGTTACTTTACTGTACTATTAGCTCAAACTGGTGTAGGTAAGACAGAATTACTTAGGTATCTTGAGTATCAGTGCCTAACCAAGAGTGACTATAAGTTTGCCTTTATGCACTTAGAGGAGTCTAAGCTGAGGTCAGTGCTTGGGTTAGTTTCTTATGATCTAAATGAAAACCTGATCTTACCTAAATACATCGCTGAGAAGGGCATGGATAAAGAGGTTAGGGAATCCATAGGCAACCTAACGAAAGATGAAAGGATGATACAGTTTAACTACAGTCCTGATGATGGTTATGAGAGCTTAATTGACCAAGTGAAGTTCCTTAAAGCTGCTTTCGATGTTGACTATGTTTTCTTTGAGCCTATTCAGGATTTAGTTAATGGCTCCGATAAGGAAAGTAAGTTAGCTGATCTATCAACAAGACTTGGGACATTATGCTCTGAGATTGACGTAGGCATTGTCACTATTGCTCACCAGAATAAGGATGGTGACACTATGTATGCCTCTATGATCGGTAAGAAAGCTGCCTTTGAGATTCTACTAGATAGAGACCAAGAGTCTGACGATATTAACATCAGGAATACAACTAATGTCAGGGTTGGTCGTAAAAACAGAGTAGGCAATGGTAATGGGCCAGCAGGTCAACTTGAGTTCAATAGTGAGAGTTACACACTCGTACCTGTAGTGCATGACATGACACATACAAGTCGGGACGACTCTGATGGAATACCATTTTAAGAGGAGAAGTAATGAGATACATGGGTTCTAAGGCACGTCATGCAAAACACATAGTCCCTATTATTCTTGATGGGCATAAAGAAAGTAATTGGTACGTTGAGCCTTTCTTGGGTGGGGGTAATATGTTTAGCTGTGTAGATGTAGCCCTTAAGTGGGGGAACGATACGTCTTACTACGCAGTTTCTTTACTTGAGGCTTTATCTAAGGGTTGGGGTGTACCCACCTCTTTGAGTGAAAAGGAATATAACCTGATAAAAGAAGACCCTGAAGGTTATGATCCAGCTTTGGTTGGCTTTGCGGCATACTGCTGCTCTTACGCAGGTAAGTTTTGGGGAGGTTATGCCAGAAGTAACGATAGTAAGGGGGTGGAAAGAAACATTCCAGCAGAGCAAGCCAGAAACCTAGAGAGGCAGAGGTCGGGTCTTCTAGGCTCAGAGTTTACGGTAGGCAGTTACCTCGACATGGAAATACCCGTAGGCTCTACGGTCTACTGTGACCCACCCTACGCAGGGACTACAGGCTATCATTCTAGTTTTGACAGTCAAGAGTTCTGGGATTGGTGTGAGCACCTTGTAGACAAAGGGTGTCGTGTTTTTGTCAGTGAGTACGAAGCTCCTGAGTGTTGGACTTGCGTTTGGGAGAAGCATGTCACTAACAGCTTGACTAAGGATACAGGGTCAAAGAGGGGCACAGAAAAACTATTTACAATGGTGGGGTTTGATGTATAATGCCAGTCTTTGATATAGAAACAGATGGCTTTAACGCTACTAAGATTCATGTACTCTCTTGGGAGGACGACCAAGGGAATGTGAGGCATACTCACGACTATGATACTATGCGTAACTTCTTCGAGGAATCTAAGATGCTCATAGGTCATTACATCGTGGGGTTTGACCTCAAACAGGTGTATAAAATATTAGGTATTAAGGTGAAAGCGAGGAGAGTTGACACTCTAGCTATCTCTTGGTATCTAAATCATCATCGTAGTAAGCATGGTCTTGAGAGCTACGGAGAGGACTATGGAGTGCCTAAACCAGTCATTACTGATTGGGACAGCCTAACACCACAAGAGTATGCTCATAGGTGTGATGAGGACGTTAGGATTAACTCTAGGCTTTGGAGAGAGCTAGATTCTAAACTTAACAAGTTATACCCTAATGAGGCTGACAAGTGGCGTCTTATTGACTACCTCACATTCAAGATGGATTGTATAGCAGAGCAAGAAGACCTACAGTGGAAATTAGATGTAGAGAAAGCTAAGGGTCACTTAGAAGAGTGGGAGAAACTTAAGGACAAAAAGGTTGAACAACTAGCAGAGGCTATGCCACCCATAAAGAATTACTCTATGCGTAGTAGACCTAAAGTGTGGCTTAAGAAGGATGGCTCTTTAAGTAGCAAGGCTCAGGATTGGGTGGAACTATGTAGAGAGCATATGATGCCTGACACGACACAAACTCTAAGTGTATATACAGGTCAAGATAGGGGTAATCCTAATAGTCCACAACAAGTAAAGGATTGGTTGTATTCTCTTGGTTGGGAGCCTACTACATGGAAGTACACAAGGAATAAGGTAACAGGTGATGAGAAAAAGGTTGAACAAGTACGAAAGGACGGGGAACTCTGTGAGTCAGTACGAAGACTATCCTCTAAAGACAAAGCTGTTGACATTCTTGACGGGCTTTCTGTTCTTTCTCATCGTATTGCTGTTCTTAAGGGAATGGTTAAACACGAGTCTGATGGATACGTGCAAGCAACTGTTGCAGGATTTACCAATACAATGCGCTTCCGTCATGCAACACCTCTAGTGAATCTTCCCTCTGTAGACAAACCTTATGGTAAGGAAATACGGGGTTGTCTTACATGCCCTGATGGTATGATTCTTTGTGGTGCTGATATGGTTAGCTTAGAGGATACAACAAAGAGGCACTACATGAAACCCCTTGATCCTGACTACGTAGAGGAGATGAGTAGGGAGGGGTTTGACCCACACTTAGACTTAGCTAAACACAGTGGGGTTGTGACTCAAGAGGATATTGATAAGCACAATTCAGGGGAGAGGTCTCTTAAAGAGCTAAGGAAGAACTACAAAGTAGTGAACTATAGTGCTACTTATGGTGTAGGCGCTCCTAAGCTTGCCCGTGAGACAGGTATGAGTGTAAAAGAGGCTAAGTCCCTACTAGATGCCTTTTGGTCACGAAACTGGTCAGTACAGAGGGTAGCAGAGGGTTTATCTACTAAAGAATTATTTGGTGGTATGTGGCTATACAATCCTGTATCCGGCTTCTGGTATAGCTTACGTAGTGAGAAGGATAGGTTCTCAACACTTAACCAGAGTACAGGTGTCTATTGTTTTGATAGTTGGGTCGCATTGTGTCGTAAAGAGGGTATTAAAGTCATCGGTCAATTCCATGATGAAATCATAGCTTTAACTAACTCAGGAGAGGAAGAGGAGACAAAGAAACTTATGAAGGGCTGCATCAGTAAACTAAACACTAAACTTAAACTTAATGTAGATTTAGACGTTAGTCCACAGTTTGGTAAGACATATGCCGACATACACTAAAATAAGGTAATTGCTTGCGAAAAGCCTATTTGGGGCTATATAGTATATTACCTAAGGTACAATGAAGTCAACTAGAAAATAAAGGAACTCGACATATGGGTAAGAAAGTTTATGTAGACTGTAAACTTATGTGGGCCAAGGTACGCCCAGAAGACCGCGATATGGGGCCTCAAGATGGCTCTGACCTAGCGAAGAATATTGAAGCCAAGCAGGGAATCTATGTCGCCAATATAGTAATTGATGACGAAGCTAAAGAGAAGATGATTAAAGATGGTATTCCCAACAAGGGTCTGCAAGCTCAACTTTTCAAAGTAGATAGTGACGGTAATCAATACTACAAGGCTACTCGACCTCACTTCAACCCTAAGCTTGTAAATAGAGAAACAGGTGAGAAGGGTGTACTAATGGGGCCACCTAAAGTCCTAAGATTGGAGGGTGATGAGTACGTTGATTGGGACTTAAACGAAGATGGCCTCCTTGGTAATCTGACTGGTGCTACGGTAAAGTTTGATGTCTGGGACGGTAAGATTACTACAATGGAAAAAATCTTAGTCACTGACCATGTTCCCTACGAGTCCAATGAAGATGATGGTGGATTCTAATGTCAACAATATTTATTACATTTACAGAGGATGGTGGCGATAGTGTAAAGTTGGTGCGACATGAAGTAGAGGACTTGTATGCCCTATCTCTATTCTTCGCTGATGCTGCTAGGGCCGCTGGTTACACTTACGTTGAATCAGTAGGCTTTGAAAAGGATGATGGTGAAATGGTCTTTGGGGGGTTGTAATGTCTAAGCATAAGGTTCTGGTCGATGGTGATATATTAGCTTATCGGTCAGCCTTTGCTACACAAGACTTGCAACCCAAAGATGCAGAAGAGAAAGTAGAGATACTTCTTGACTACATCCTAG